ACTGTCAGGCACATACGACGATTACGACATGAAGTTTGACAATATCTGGGCAACAGTAAACTGGAGTTCAAATCCAGGAATACACAGCGTACTACAAGGTGTTCCAGCATTTGTAGGCCCTAGCAGTTTGGCATACGACGTAGCCAACACTGACCTCGCCAACATTGAAAACCCTGTGATGCCTGACAGACAACAGTGGCTCAATGACTATGCATGGACTGAATTTACTCTTAAAGAAATTGCCAGTGCCGTACCTCTGTCACGCATTATTAACAGATTGACACATGACTAACCCTGTTGTATTATAAAAAATAGACAATTATGAGGTTATTATGACTGTAAACAACATTGAAGACTGTCTTGAGTACATTGCTGGACTCAAAGATTCCTCAGTGGCATTTTCAATTGAATCCAGTGATGTTTCTATACTGACCAGCATTGCTCGACAGGTTTGTAGAGGTATAGGTTTAACAGACCGGCAGTACAGCCTAACAAAGGAAAAACTGTCAAAATATCGTAACCAGTTTGAAAATCTAGGCATCACTGACTCTGAGTTTTTTGAAGCTGTGGAGACCCTGAGATTCCCGCTGAGAGAAATTGACAGAACAAAAACAATTTCATTGGTATCTGGCGGAGAGTTTCTAGGCAGCAATGCAAATCAGCCGTGGATCAAAATCAAATTTCCATTTAACAAAAAAACAATTCACTGTATAGAAAATATTGCCAGAGATTGTCGCAAGGATTACTTTCACCGCCGCGGTGAACACGAGCACTATTTTAGAATGACTGAGCGAATTGCTTACGAAGTTGTTACTCAGTTGTCAGGAAAGAATTTCGAAATCTCTGATGAACTGTTGAATTATTATAAACAGGTTGAACAGATTGCTGAGAATCCAGATCAGTATATGCCTGGCATATACAACGGTGAAATAAAAAATCTGCATCCACGCGCAGTTGATCAGCTGGAAAGTCTGCATGGCAAATTGTCCTCAGACACAATTTTAAAATATCGAGACAGTGCAATTCTTTTTGGTCTTGATCATTTTGACGACGAAGATCTTGAACCTCAGCTGCAATCTGTATCAACACTGTCGGCTAAAATTGTAACCAGACAGTCTGTTAATGCATTGGTAAAACCCAGCGAGCACAGTTTGGACAACGTTGCACAGTCAATGCACGAACTAAATAGATTTCCTTTGGTTGTGCTAGTGGAAGACGATCAAGCTCTGACTCAGCTGCACAACAGTTGGAGTTCATTTGGAAAATTTGTCTCCAATGATCAATGCAGTGTGCTTTTCAGAATGGACAATAAAAATAAAAAATCTGCTGAATTTAATTCTTATGTTAAAGAAAACCAGCTGAACTCTCCGGTTGACAAAGACACTAAAATTGTTTATATTAATAGAAATAAGCTGCCAAAGCCGTTGTTAAAACAAAATTGGCAACCGAGAACAGTTTTAATGCTCAATAGTCTTAGAACAAAATCTATTATCGCTGATTGGATCGGAGAATCCGACCTGGTGTTGCACTATGACGAACAAGCAAGTGTGTGGCGCACAGGATTAAGAACAAAGGAAATTACAACTTTATAATGCCCACATGTAAGTTAATTATTCAAGACGAGGTTAATGTAAAATTTGAAGGTTTAGCAGTTGATGTAAGACGAAAGATTTCTAATCGTCTGAAATATGAACTGGCTTATGCTAAACACACTCCACAGTATAAACTGGGCCGCTGGGACGGCAAAGTAGGATTCTTTGGAATCGGAGGATCTGGATTTCTAAATCATTTGGATATTATTTTAGAAGAATTAGAAAAGAATCGAGTAACAGTTGCAGATATTGAAGATCACAGACAAACCTACGATTTAAAATTCAATCCTGTTACAGAAAGCTATTGGGCTGACCAAGGCGTGCGCTGGCCCAAAGGCCATCCTTTTGAAGGCGAGTTGATTATGCTGCGTGATTATCAAGTCACATCAATCAACAACTTTATCTCTAATCCACAAAGTTTACAGGAAATTGCAACTGGTGCCGGAAAAACGATCACAACGGCTACACTGAGTCACATTTGTGAACCCTACGGAAGAACCATTGTAATTGTTCCAAACAAAAGTCTTGTCGAACAGACAGAAGAAGACTATATCAACTGCGGACTTGATGTTGGTGTGTATTTTGGCGATAGAAAAGAACTGGGCCGAACACATACCATATGCACTTGGCAAAGTCTAAACATTCTTGACAAAAGAAACAAAAACGGACAAGAAGCACTGTCATTGGCAGAAATGCTGGAAGAGATCAGTACTGTTATTGTTGATGAATGTTTTGCAGGAAATACCCTAGTTACAACACCAACTGGTAAAGTTCCTATTAAGGATTTAAAGGCAGGCGATAAAGTAATTAATCTTTGCGAAGAAACAAAACAATATAAAGAAGATACGGTTGTTAAAGTTCATAAAAATCTAACACACAGCAAAAGTGAAAAAATGTTAGAGTTGGAATTTGATAATGGTATAAAAACACAAGTGACTGCTAATCACAAGTTTTTGACAGATAAAGGTTGGGTAAGAGCAGACGAATTAACAGACGATTTAGAAATTATAGACATAAATACATACAGCTAAAGGAGATGTATTTATGGCAAAACAGTTTGACATAGAAAGATTTAACAATATTTTGAAAGAACACAATCAACATTTGCAAGCAGAAAAGATAACCGGTAAAGAAGTTGTTTTGTCAAATGGATTAGTTTTGACTTCTGAAAGAGGTGTTCGTCTATGTAAAAAAAGAGTAATGTCAGGTGACAGAGTTTGGAAAGAAAATTTTGATAGAATATATAGCACTAACAAAGAGCAAAGAAAATCTGCCGAAAAAGAATGTAGATCCTTAACGTCTGTTAAAGGAGGTATTAATTGTCAAAAGGAACACAAGCAAAAAATTAAATCAAATCTCAATACTGGAACTCCCTGGAACAAAGGAATGAAAGGTGATTATCCTTATTCTCATCCTCTTTCAGAAGACGCTAAAAAAAGAATAGGAGATGCTAATCGCGGTGAAAAAAATGGAATGTATGGTAAAAAACATTCTTTAGAAGAAAGACAGGATAAAAGTCAAAAAATGAAAGAACTTATTCTTTCAGGAAAATTTACTCCTAATTCTAATAATAGAAATACTCATTGGGATTCGTTTTATCAAGATAAAAAGTATAGGAGTTCTTGGGAAGCTCTTTATCAATACTTTGATAATGAAGCAGAATATGAATCTCTAAGAATACCATATAAATTTGACAATAAAGATTATATCTATATAATAGATTTTGTAAATCACAAAACTAAAACTTTAGTCGAAGTTAAACCTCGAGAACTTCTTAACGATAAAAAAACAAAAGCGAAAATAGATGCCGCAAGAGAGTGGTGTAAAAACAACGGATATAGTTTTGTTATAGCAGATAAGGAATATTTTATTTCTAAATCAATGCCCGGCGATTTAACAGAGTTTGATAGCAAAACACAAAATAAAATTAGGAAATTATATGAAACTAATTAGTAAAAAAGAAATTAAAAAGCCAGAAGAAACATACAATCTTCATATAGAAACTGATCATAATTATATTGCTAATGATGCTGTTGTTTCCAATTGTCACATGGCCAAGGCCGAAGTGTTGAAGAAACTGCTCACACAGAATCTTCGCAATGCTCCGATACGCTGGGGGTTAACTGGTACAGTACCCAAAGAAGATGCAGAGTTTCAAAGCATACTTGCAAGTCTTGGTCCTGTTGTTGGCCAGGTCAGTGCAAAAGAATTGCAGGATAAAGGAGTATTGTCAAACTGTCATGTTAACATCTGTCAGTTGATCGATACTCAAGCACATTCGGGTTATCAAGAAGAATTGAAATATCTTGTTACCAACAAAGAAAGAATTGAATACATTGCTAAAATGATGAACAATATCAAACAGTCGGGTAACACACTGATATTAGTCGATAGGATATCAGCAGGCCAAGCATTAGCAGAACTGATACCCAACAGCACATTTGTTAACGGGTCTGTTAAGGTAAAAGACAGAAAAGACACATACGATACTATTCGTGAAGGAACCAACGAAGTGATTATTGCAACCTATGGTGTTGCTGCTGTTGGACTTAACATTCCTCGTATTTTTAATCTTGTATTGTTAGAACCGGGTAAGAGTTTTGTTAGAGTTATTCAAAGTATAGGTAGAGGCGTAAGAAAGGCAAAAGACAAAGATTTTGTACAGATATGGGATGTTACCAGCACTTGTAAATACGCAAAACGACATTTAACACAGCGTAAGAAATTTTACAAAGATGCTGAATACCCATTCACAATAGAAAAAATAGATTGGAATTAATTATAAATGCGAATTTTAACACTGGAAAATCAATGCTTTAACTT